TTAGACCGCGCTGCGCGCGTTCTTGATGATCTTGTATACCCATTGCACGGAAATGCCGTGCTTCTGCGCCAGCGAGGCGTGGTTGGAGCCGTTGAACTCCGCCAGGATGCAGCGATCGCGCTCGGCTGATTTGCTGCTCTTGCCCAAGGGGAAGTAGACGTTCTGGCCGCCCCAGTGCTGGGCCATGCGCCGGGTGATTTCGCGGGCGATCTTCTCAGCCTGCCGATCTTCGGTATTGGCCAGTTGCCGCAGCGCCGCGGTGATGTGGTCGGTCAGGTCGGCCAGCAGTTCCGGCCCCTTGCTGCGAAGTTGTGCCTGCATGTGCGCTCCCGCGTGATGTTGTTCCAATGGATGCCATTGTTCCATTTCCCCCTGTCGCAGGCCGGATGACCGGTGTCAGCGCGATGTCAGTGCCGCATTTAGTAATGGCGGCTACAAGAAGCCTCCCCCCTCCCTGCTGCATTCTTCGCCACATCCGGCAAGCAACTCCGCTGGCCGGCAGTCCGAGCGCGGTTTTCGCGCGTCCCTTTCCCCCTCTGCTTGGAGTTCCGCTGTGGCAAGCACTTCCCAGATTGTCGGCGCGCTGTTGGCGCGTTTGCGCGGCGCGGCGCCGCAACTGACCGTCGAGTATTACGCCGGCGCCGAGGACGACTATCCGCTGGCGCATCCGCGGGGCGCGGCGCTGCTGTGCCTGCGCGGCGGCCAGTTCGGCCCGCTGCGCGACGGCTACGGCCAGGTGCGCACGCTGCAGCTGGCGATCACGGTGCTGCTGAACCAGCGCGACGCCGGGCTGGGGGATTGCGACGCGCTGGACGCGATACGGCGGGCCTGCCTCGGCTTCGCCCCGCCGGATTGCCAGCCGGCGTGGCTGCTGTCGGAAACCTTTCTGGGTTACCGCGACGGCGTGGCGCGCTACGCCATCGCGCTGGCCACCGACACCTTGCAAGTGACGGAGGCCGACCTGGAGCCCGTGATCATGCTTAACGCAGTCTCATACGAGGAGTAACCATGAAGTATCTGTATTCCGGTCCGATCAGCGGCGTCACCCTGGGCGACGGCCAGGAAATCATGCTGTTTCCCGGCAAGGAAGTGGAGATGCCGGAAGAACACAGCTACACCCGCACCCTGGTGGCGCTGGGCTACCTGAGCGCGCAGTCCGCGGGCGAAACCATCCCTTCCCATACCGCTGAACAAGGAGAGTAAGCATGGCGGCAAACTATCTGCATGGCGTTGAAACGATCGAAGTCGAACGCGGCCCGCGCCCGGTGCGCACCGTCAAGTCGGCGGTGATCGGCCTGATCGGCACCGCGCCGGCCGGCGCGGTCAACGTGACCACGCTGACCCTGTCGGAAAAAGACGCGGCGGCCTTCGGCCCGCAGCTGCCCGGCTTCACCATTCCGCAAGCGCTGACCGGGATCTACGATCACGGCGCCGGCACCGTGGTGGTGATCAACGTGCTGGACCCGGCAGTGCACAAAGGCTCGGCCAAGGACGAGACCGTGACCCTGGACCCGGCCACCGACTCCGCGCGCCTGAAGTATCCGGCGGTAGCCAATGTGGTGGTCAAGAGCGCCGACGGCGCCACCGCTTACATTGCGGGCCAGGACTACGTGCTGGACGCGGTGTACGGCAAGATCACTCGCCTGAAGACCGGCGCCGTCGCGATCGGCGCAGGCCTGAAGGTCAGCTACGACTACGCCGATCCGTCCAAGGTGACCGCCGCCGACATCATTGGCGCCGTCAACGCCGCGGGCAACCGCACCGGCATCAAGGCGCTGCAGGACACCTACAACAAGTTCGGCTTTTTCGCCAAGCTGCTGATCGCCCCGGGCTTCTGCACCCAGAACACCGTCGCCGCGGAAATGGCGGCGATGGCTGACAAGCTGGACGCCATCGCCTATGTCGACGCGCCGATCGGCACCGCCTTCGCCGACGCGCTGGCCGGCCGCGGCCCGGCAGGCACCATCAACTTCAACACCTCCAGCGACCGCGTCCGCCTGTGCTACCCGCACGTGATGGTGGCCGACGGCAACGGCGGCCTGCGCTACGAGCCGCTGTCGTCCCGCGCCGCCGGCCTGCGCGCCAAGGTGGACAACGACAAGGGCTTCTGGTGGTCCAGCTCCAACCAGGAGCTGGCCGGCGTGGTCGGCGTCGAGCGCCAGCTGACCGCGATGATCGACGATCCGAACTGCGAAGTGAACCAGCTGAACGCGTCCGGCATCACCACCGTGTTCAACAGCTACGGCTCCGGCTTCCGCCTGTGGGGCAACCGCACCGCGGCCTGGCCGACCGTCAGCCACATGCGCAACTTCGAGAACGTGCGCCGCACCGGCGACGTGATCAACGAGTCGATCCGCTACTTCAGCCAGCAGTTCATCGACATGCCGCTGAACCAGGCCACCATCGACGCGCTGGTGGAATCGGTGAACGGCTATGGCCGCAAACTGATCGGCGACGGCGCGCTGCTGGGCTTCAAGGCCTGGTTCGACCCGGCCCGCAATCCGGCGACCGAGCTGTCCGCCGGCCATTTGCTGATCAGCTACAAGTACACCGTGGCCCCGCCGCTGGAACGCCTGACCTTTGAAACCGAGATCACCTCGGAATACCTGCTCAGCCTGAAAGGAGGCAATTAATCATGGCCGGCAAGATTGAAATCAACCGCATCACCAACGCCAACATCTACATCAACGGCAACTCGCTCCTGGGCCGCGCCGAAGAGATCAAGCTGCCGGACGTGTCCGCCATCATGCAGGAGCACAAGGCGCTGGGCATGGTCGGCAAGATCGAGCTGCCGGCCGGCTTCGAGAAGCTGGAAGGCGAGATCAAGTGGAATTCGCTGTACAAGGACGTGGCCAAGATCATCGCCAATCCGTTCCAGGCGGTGCAGCTGCAAGCCCGTTCCAGCATCGAGACCTACGGCTCGCAAGGCCGCCTGCAGCAGGTGAGCCTGGTCACCTTCCTGACCGTGATGTTCAAGAAGAACCCGCTGGGCACCTTCAAGCAGCATGAAAACGCCGACTTCAGCTCCGCCTTCACCGCCACCTACGTCAAGCAGGTGGTGGACGGCGAGGACATCCTGGAGCTGGACTACATGGCCAACATCTTCCGCGTAGGCGGCAGCGACATGCTGGAGCTGTACCGCCAGAACATCGGCGGCTAATCCCGGCTCGTCCGCGGACTTGGTCCGCGGGCGGGTGGGCGCGGCTTGGCGGGGAGGGCGCCTCCCGGACCCCGTCGGCCGCTTTTAAAGCCAATCTCTAAAGCGCTTTCGCATACCCCCGATACCGGTTGCCGGAAAATGACGGCATCCCAACCCGCTTCAAGGAGCCATCATGCAGATCAAGCTGCAATACCCGTTCACCAATGCCGCCGGCCAACGCATCGACACGCTGGACGTGGCGCGCCTGAAGCGCGCCGACCTGAAGGCCGCCGGCCACCACAGCCAGGACGACGCCGACCAGGAAGACTTCCTGTTCGCCCGCATGACCGGCCTGACGCTGGAAGACATCGACCAGCTGGACATCGCCGACAGCCGCGCGCTGGCCGACAGCTTTCGCGAAATGGTGGGCGGATCCGACAACGCTTAAGTCGTTCGACGAGGTCTTGCTGACGGTGCTGAACTTGCCGCCGTCGGAGATCGACGCGCTGGCGATGGACGACTACTGGTTCTGGTGCGAAGTCGCCGAGCGCGAGGTCCAGCGCCGCAACGAGCGCCAGCAGCACCTGCTGGACGCCATGTAAGGCGGCTGTCCCGCCGCTCTTAGTCCGAATCTTTTCCTGATCGGCCGCCTCTCGCCCGCCGGGACGGGGCCGATCGCCCTTTCTATTCCCCAAATACAGGCAATCACCATGGTAAGCGAGTTTTTCATCGGCCTTAAGGTGGGCGCGACGCTGTCCGGGGTGTTCGACAACGCCTTCCGCTCCGCGCGTTCCGCGATGGACGATCTGCGCAAGAGCAGCTTGCGCCTGTCCGACGCGCAGAAGGACCTGGCCGGCAATGTCGAACGCACGCGCCGGGCTTATGCCGGGCTGGATCTGGCCCGGCTGGAGCGCCAGCACCGCCAGCTGGAAGCCACGCTGGGCCGGCTGACCCGCCAGCATGAGGCGTGGCAGGCCAGCTTGCGCCGCGGCCGGGCGTTGAGCATCGCGCCGGGCGGCGCGCTGCAGTCGACGCTGCGCATCCAGCAAAGCCGGATCGAGGTCATGGCCTCGGTCCGGCTGAGCGCATCCATCCGCCAGGTTGAGCAGAAGCTGGAAAGCCAGCGCCGCGACCAGGACAAGGCCGAGCGCAATCTGCCGCCGGCGGGCGAGCCCCGCACCGGCGCGCGCGGCGGCCAGGGGGGAGGGAGCAAGAGCGGCAATCGGAGCGGCGGCGGCAACGATGCCGGCGACGCGCCCGCCAAACGCCCTTCTTCCTCCTCTCCGTCCTCTTCTTCCGGCTGGCGCTGGCCCAGCATCGATCTCTCCCTTGGCAAACTCCGCCTGCCGACCCGGCAGGAACTGATCCGCGTCGCCGATTTCGCCCAAAAGGCAGGCGCCGCCGTCGCCAACGCCAGCGGCAAGGCGCATGCGGCATTGTCGACGGGCGAAGGGCGCAAGGCGCTGGATGCGATCCACGCCAAGCTCAATCCCAAGCTGGGCGGCAAGCTGCCCAGCGTCGAAAAAATCCTGGACGGCCTCAAGACCGCCGAGACAGTCGGCCAGGTGGTATCCAAGAGCGGCCAGCTGGCCGGCGTGACGCTGCGCAGCCTGGACGGCGTCAAATGGTCGGATCTCAAGCCGGGCGATGCCGGCAAGAGCCTGATCGGCGCGGCCGATTACGCCAAGCGCGGCGGGGCGGTGATCGCCGACGCCAGCGGCAAGTTGCATGCCGCGTTGTCCAAGGGCGAGGGACGCGAGGCGCTGGACTTTGTCCACGGCAAGCTCGACAAGGCCTTGGGCGGCAAGCTGCCCAGCGTCGAAAAAATCCTCGGCGGCCTCAAGACCGCCGAGACAGTCGGCCAAGTGGTATCCAAGAGCGGCCAACTGGCCGGCGTGACGCTGCGCAGCCTGGACGGCGTCAAATGGTCGGATCTCAAGCCGGGCGACGCCGGCAAGAGCCTGATCGGCAAGGCCGACTACGCCAAGCGCGGCGGCGCGGTGATCGCCGACGCCAGCGGCAAGTTGCATGCCGCGTTGTCCAAAGGCGAGGGACGCGAGGCGCTGGACTTCGTCCACGGCAAGCTCGACCAGGCCTTGGGCGGCAAATTGCCCAGCGTCGACAAGATACTGGGCGGCCTCAAGACCGCCGAGACCGTGGGCCAGGTGGTGTCCAAGACAGGCCAGCTGGCCGGCGCGACGCTGCGCAGCTTGGACGGCGTCAAATGGTCCGATTTGAAGCCGGGCAATGCCGGCAAGAGCCTGACCGGCGCGGCCGATTACGCCAAACGCGGCGGCGCGGTGATCGCCGACGCCAGCGGCAAGTTGCATGCCGCGTTGTCCAAAGGCGAGGGACGCGAGGCGCTGGACTTCGTCCACGGCAAGCTCGACCAGGCCTTGGGCGGCAAATTGCCCAGCGTCGACAAGATACTGGGCGGCCTCAAGACCGCCGAGACCGTGGGCCAGGTGGTGTCCAAGACAGGCCAGCTGGCCGGCGCGACGCTGCGCAGCTTGGACGGCGTCAAATGGTCCGATTTGAAGCCGGGCAATGCCGGCAAGAGCCTGACCGGCGCGGCCGATTACGCCAAACGCGGCGGCGCGGTAGTGGCCGACGCCAGCGGCAGGCTGCGTGCCGCGCTGTCCAAGGGCGAGGGGCGCGAAGCGCTGGATTACGTGCATGGCAAGCTCAATGCCAAGCTGGGCTGCGTGCTGCCCAGCGTCGATTCGATACTGGGCGGACTGGGACAGCTGGAGGAGTTGGGCAAGACCGTGTCCCAGGCCGGCGGGATGGCGGGCAAGGCCTTGCGCGCTTACTCCGGCGCGTCCGGCAACGTTTTCCAGAAGGCGATGGCAGCCGCCGGCACCCTGTTGGCCGGCGACGAGGCTGGCGGCGACGCTGGCTCTAAAGCCGGCGGCAAGGACGGGAAGGGGAAAAAGCGCCCGGCGGCCAAATCTACCCCGAAATCCACAACCAAGCCGGCGGCCAAGAAGGTTGGGCCTGCCGCCAAGCCTAAGGCCGTCGCCAAGCCAGCTGCCAAACCCGCGGTCAAGCCTGGCAATGCGCTGAAGGAAGCGCGCGGCTTGCCGGGCAAGAGCAAGAGTTTGCTGTCCGGATTGAAGCTGTCCAAGTCCGGCGGCGGCTTGCTGAACACGGGACTCAAAGCGCTGAGCAAGGGCGGCAAGGGCTTGAAGAGTTTGATCGGCAAGGCCGATCTGCTGGGCGTGGGCATGGATCTGCTGTCCACCAGTCGATCCAATCTGAGCCCGCAAGCCAAGGCGGCCGCCTACGGCAAGACGCTGGGCGGCACCGCCGGGGCCTTGGCCGGCGGCGCCGCCGGCGCCGCCATCGGCACCATGCTGCTGCCCGGCGTCGGCACTTTCGTCGGCCGGCAGGTGGGCAGCTGGCTGGGGCAGAAGGGCGGCGAATGGCTGGGCGAGAAGATAGGCAACTGGGCAGGCAAGCCGAGCGCGGCGCCGAAGCCGGTGGCGGTGCCCAAGCGGGTGACCCCGCCAAAGCCGGTGGCGGTTCCCAAGCCGGCGGCGCCCGTCAAGCCATCGTCCAAACCCGCTGCCAAGCCGGCCGCTCAGGCGCAGCAGCTGCGGCGCATTCAGCAGACGGCCAACAAGGCCGCGGCCAAGCCCGCCGGTCCGGCCGCTGTGTTCAACATCACCTTCTCGCCGCAGATCACCATCAACGGCGCATCGTCCGCCGGCGTCAAGCAGCAGGCGCAGCAGGCGATGCAGCAGTCTTTCGCCGAGTTCGAACGAATGATGAAGCGCTACGAGGCGGACCGTCAGCGGCGCAGCTACGCGGCGCGGGGCTGAGGAGACGCATCCATGAAGAAAGGAGCAAACGATGTACGCGGTACTGGGTGACATCGAGTTCGACCTGATCAGTTATTTCGACGGCCTGGAGCAGCGCGGCGGCAGCGATTACGCCGAGCACGCGCGGATAGGCGGCAAACCGGTGCTGCAGTTCGTCGGCGACCGTCTGGACGAGGTCCGCATCGACCTGGTGCTGCACGCCGCCTATTGCCAGCCGGACGCCGAGCTGCAGCGGCTGCACGCCGCCCGCCAGACGCACCAGGCGCTGGCATTGGTGCTGGGCAACGGCGATCACAAAGGCCATTTCGTGATCACCGAGCTGACCAGCACCGGCCGCCAGAGCGACCGAACCGGCAATCTGCTGGCGGTGGAGGCGCAGTTGTCGCTGCGCGAATTCCGCGGCCAGGCGGCGCCGTCGCCCAAGCCCGGCCTGCTGGGCAGCGTCAGCGGACTGCCGCAGGCCAAGCTGCAGCAGTCGCTGGCCAGCGCCGGCTTCAAGCCGGACCTGTCCGGCCTGAGCAAGGCGCTGTCCCAGGCCAAGACCATGGCGGTGCAGGCGCGCAAGGTGGTCAACGACGTGCGCGAGCTGAAAGACCTGGCGCGGCGCGATCCGTTGTCGGCGCTGGGCAGGGTGGATGGCGTGCTGAAGGACGTGCAGCCGGCGGTGCCGGGCATCGCCCAGGGCGTGGAGCGACTGAACCAGTTCATCCAGCCGTATGCGCGGCTGGCTGAGAGCATCAAGCCGCTGATCCCGCAGTTTCAGGCCATGGGCCGCCAGCTTGGCGCGCTGGCCGAAACGATGCAGGGCTGCACGCTGGACAACGTCGCCGACAAGCTGGGCAAGGCGGAGGCGACGGTCCGCGACATCGACAAAAACTGGCCGACACGCGACATCGAGATGGCGAAGTTGGCCGCCAAAGCGGTGCTGCGCCGCATTCTGGAGTGAACCATGTTTCTCAAGCACATCTGTCAGGAAGGAGAGCGCTGGGACCAGATCGCCTGGCGCTATTACGGCGACGTCGGCCAGATGGTGATGCTGATCGCCGCCAATCCGCAGGCGCCGATCAGCGAGACCCTGCCGGCCGGCACCCAGCTGGCCATCCCGCTGCTGGAGGCGCGCGACGAGGCGGCGCTGGATGAGCTGCCGCCGTGGAGGCGCTCATGACCGACAGCCGCATTCAGGATGTGGCGGCGCCGGCGTTCGAGCTCAGCTACAACGGCAAGTCCATCACCGCCGACATCGCCCAGTACGCGCTTAACATCAGCTACACCGACCATCTGTCCGGCGAGTCGGACGAGCTGGAGGTGGAGCTGGAGGATTGCGACGGCCGCTGGCTGAACGGCTGGTATCCGGACAAGGGCGCGACGCTGGACTTCAAGCTGGGCTACCGCGGCGCGGCGCTGGTGGCGCTGGGCAGCTTCGACGTGGACGAGGTCAATTACAGCGCGCCGCCGTCGGTGGTCCACATCCGCGCGCTGGCCACCGGCGTCCAGCATCCGCTGCGCACGCCGGAGGGCCGCGCCTACGACAAGCTGACGCTGCAGGCGCTGGCGCAGCGCATCGCCAAGCGCCACGGCATGAAGCTGGAAGGCAAGATCGAGGACGTCGAAATCGAGCGGCTGACCCAGTACCACGAAACCGACCTGCAATTCCTGCAGCGGGTGTCCAGCCACTACGGCTACGTCTGCAAGGTGATGGACAACAACCGCAAGCTGGTGTTCTGGAAGCGCGCCGAGCTGGTGGCGTCGGCCAGCGTGCGCCAGTTCGCGCCGGCCGATCTGATTTCCTGGCGCGCGCGCGACCAGCTGTCGCAGGTGCCCAGCGCGGTGGAAGTCAGCTACCACGACCCGCACAAACGCAAGCTGCAGACGGCGCGGGTGGGCGCCGACGTGCGCTCGCCCGGCGGCAAGGCCAGCAGCGCCGACGTGATCAAGCTCACCCGCAAGTCGGGCGGACGGGCGCAGGCGGAGCTGCAGGCCAAGGCCGAGATGGAGCGCCGCCAGCTGGCGCGCACCGAGATGAGCGTCACCGTGGATGGCTCGCCGCAGCTTGCCGCCGGCCGCAACGTGGAGCTGTCCGGCTTCGGCAAGCTGTCCGGCCGCTACCTGATCGAGCGCGCCCGCCACCGCCTGTCGCGGCAGGAAGGCTATATCTGCGAACTGGACCTGAAACGCGCGGCGCCCGCCGCGGCCAAGGAGAAGAAATGAACGATGTTTCCCTGCCCGACGCGCTGGCCACGCTGAAATTCGGCAGCGTGGCCGAGCATGACGCGCCCACCCAGCGGGTGCGGGTGCGGCTGCCGGAGCTGGGCCAGCTGCTGACCGCCTGGCTGCCGGTGCTCAGCCGCAAAAGCCTGAAGGACAAGGACTACTGGCTGCCGGACATCGGCGAACAGGTGGCGGTGCTGATGGACGCACGCGGCGAGGACGGCGTGGTGCTGGGCGCCATTTACTCCGAGGCGGACGCGGTGCCGGTGGCGAGCGAGGAGAAATGGCAGCGCCGCTTCGCCGACGGCGCGGTGCTGGAGTACGACCGGCAGCAGAACCAGCTGACCGTCAACGGCGGGGTCAAGCATGTGGTGGTGGATACCCAGGCCGACGTGCTGATCAAGGCCGCCTCCAGCATCACCATAGACGGCGGCCAGACCGTCACCGTCAAGGCCGGGAGCAAGGTCAGCATCAACGCGCCGGCCACCGAGATCAGCGGCACGCTGACGGTGCAGGGCGCGATCACCGGCAAGGGCGGCCTGACGGTGTCCGGCGGCGGCGGCGCCACTGTAACGGGCAGCATCAGCGTCAGCGGCGATGTCACCGCCAGCGGCAAGAGCCTGGTGGGCCACAACCACATGGGTGCCCACGGCCCGACCAGCCCGCCGCTCTGAGCCGCGGCGCCATCTTATTCGCAGTTTGATTGGAGACGATGATGAACAACGATTTCTTCACCCTGCTCACCGCTGTCGGCAAGGCCAAGCTGGCCGCCGCCGCCAGCGGCGGCGCGCCGCTGAAGCTCAGCCAGATGGCGGTGGGCGAGGGCGACAACGGCGCGTATTACACGCCTAGCGAAAGCCAAACCGCGCTGAAAAGCGAGGCCTGGCGCGCCGGGCTCAACCACCTGTCGACCGACCCGGCCAATCCCAGCTGGATCGTCGCCGAGCTGGTGATTCCGGACCAGGTGGGCGGCTTCACCATCCGCGAAGTGGGCGTGTTCGACGCCGACGGCGCGCTGTTCGCAGTGGGCAAGTTCCCGGAAAGCTACAAGCCGGTCTTGGCTGACGGCGCCAACAAGCAGCTTTACGTGCGGATGATCCTGGAAGTGTCCAACGCCGCGGCGGTGACGCTGATGGTGGACCCGAGCGTGGTGCTCGCCACTCGCGGCAGCGTCGATCAACGCATCGCCGAGGAGCTGGCCAAGCTGGACGGCAAGCCGTCGGTTCGCGCAGCCACCACCGGCCCCATCGCGCTGACTGGCCTGCCGACGGTGGACGGCGTCGTGCTGCAGCTGGGCGACCGAGTGCTGGTGAAGAACCAGGCGGCGGGCGCCGACAACGGCATCTACGTGGCCGGCACGGGCAATTGGGCGCGCGCCGCCGACGCCAACATCAGCCTGGAAGTGACGCCGGGGCTGTTCGTCGCGGTGGAGCAGGGCGCGGCCAACGGCGGCTCGCTGTGGCAGCTGACCACGCCGTCGCCCATCGCGCTGGGCACCACCGCGCTGGCCTTCACGCAAATCGCCGGCAATACCGGCGTGGCGGCCGGCACTTACCGCAGCGTCACCGTCAATGCCAGGGGGCAGGTGGTGGGCGGCAGCAATCCGGCGACGGTGGACGATCTCGGCTTGGGCGCCGACCTGGCGCTGCCATTGGCGGCCTTGCCGCTGCCGGTGGTGTCGACGGCGGACAGCAACCGCGTGGCGGTGGCCGCGACGGCAGTGGCGGGGCAGGGCGGCACTGTGTCGGTGCCGGCCGGCGTGCCGCTGAGCCTGGCCCAGGAAATCGTGGCGGGACAGAGCGGCCGGATGCGGACCTTTGTCACCGCGGCCTGGACCAGCCCGGCGTTGCAGGCCAATGCTGAATACTATCTGCGTGGCCAAGTGGTCGGCGGCGCGTTGTCGCTGTATGTGCAGCGAGGCGCTTTGAGCGACGCGCGGCCGGATTCGCTGAAGGGGAGTCCGTCTTCGGCTGGCGGCGGCGGTTTCTTTTCGACGGCTCTGGATATCTGTCTGGCCCGCATCGTCACCGGGGCGGCCGGCAGCGCGCCGACGGTGCAGCGTGTGATCAACCGCGGGCAGGATGCCTGGTCGGCGACGATGAACGGCAACGGCGTCGTCTACCTGCCGCTGGATCCCTTTGTCAAAACCGGCCGCATCTCCACCGGCATCGTCACGCCGCACGCCACGGCCGTTTCCTCCGTCATGCACGGCTCCGCCGGCTGGACCGGCGCCGGCTACTGGTATGCGGCGCCGAATCGGAGCGCGGCCACCTACGCCGTCGGCGTCTCTTTGGGCTGGGTGCCTGGAAACTCGGTCATTGTCACCTCAAGCAATGTGGTCGGCGATACCACGGCGTCGGTTTGCACCGGCATGTTCGACCACGTCGCCGGCAAGTCGATGTGGCAGGTGCTGCAGCTGGAGCATCAGCTGGGCGACGTCGATGGCGTCAACAGCGACGAGCACCTGATGGGGATGGGACACAAGAACATGCTGCAAGCCGATTACGACGCCGGCCTGGCCATCAGCTTCGCCAATTGCGTCAATGCCGTGCTGACCTGGGAGGTCGTTCGATGAAAATGGTAGCCGATTTACTGTCCTACGATGGCGAACTGCGCCCGTTGCGGCCATCCATTGCGCATGCCTGGAATGGAGAGGCCTGGGTTGTAGACGATGCTTTGGCGAAACAGCAGCTGGAGCAATTCAGACTGGAAACATGCGGCCGGATCGACGCCGCCGCCGACGCCGCCAGCCAGCTTTATGTCGGCAGCGAGCTGCGCGCGCTGGAGTACCGGCAGGCCGCCGCCGAGGCCCAGTCTTATAAAGACGGCGGCTGCAAGGGCGACGCGCCGCCGGCGGTGCAGGCTTGGGCCAGCGCCAAAGGCCTATCCGGCAAGGACGCGGCCGATGGCATCCTGGTCAAGGCCGCCGCCTGCGACCAGGCGCTGTACGCGATCCGAGCGTTGCGTCTGGCGGGCAAGGAGGCGGTGCGCAACGCTGTCGATGGCGATGCCGCCCGCGCGGCGGCCGACGACGCGCTGGCCAAGTTGCGGCAGCTGGCCGAGTCGCCGGACGCGCTGGCCGCCCCGGATAGCGACGCGGCCAATGCCGGCGGCTTCTGGCGTTCCTCTCTCAAGCTGTTCTCCCGGGGCGCTTGATCCCCGGCCGGCGGCCGCCGGCCGCCGGTTTTCTGTTTTCCCCATGCCCGTCCATCCGGCCGGCGCGCCCTTCCCAAGGTTATCCCATGACCGACATCACTCCCAATGCGCTGGCCGGCGACAAGCGGCTATCGCCGCTGGCCGAACTGAGCCGACGCCTGCAACGCATCGATCTGGCCCCCTTTCTGGTCTACCTGGTGGATCAGGTGGAGGCCGATTTCCTGCCCCTGCTGGCAGAGCAGCTGCACGTGGCCGGCGACGAGGGCTGGCAGCTGGCCGGCGGCGAAGCGCAGCGGCGCGATCTGATCAAGCAGGCGATAGAACTGCACCGCTACAAGGGCACCCGCTGGGCCTTGCAGCGGGTATTGGCCACGCTGGGCCTGGATGGCCGCGTCAGCGAGTGGTTCGAGTACCAGGGCCGGCCCTTCCATTTCAAGATCGATCTCGACCTGTCCGGCCGCGGCCTGGGCGAAGCCACTTACCAGGCGCTGCGGCAGATGCTGGACCAGTACCGCAACGCCCGTTCCCGGCTGGAGAGCCTGGACCTGCGGGTGGAGCTGCGCGAGCAACTGCCCGCCGTCGCCGCGGTTTCCGCGGGCGGCGAGGTGGCCAGCGTCTATCCGCAGGCGCGGCGCGAGCTGCGCCAGCAAGGGCCGCTGCGCCTGGGCGCGGCCCATGGCGGCGTCGAAACCGTCACCGTCCTGCCTTGGCAGCGGGGACGGCTGGATGGCCAGGCTGCGCTGCGCTGGGGCATGGGCCTGCCGTGCCGGGAGGCGGTCACGCTCTATCCGCGCCTGCTTCAACGCATTTCCTAAATCGCTTCAAAAGCCGCGTCCGCGGCGATTTGCAAATATGACGTGACGATAACGACGACCGGCAGCCGGCGGCGTGATCCACGAAATCGAACGTAGACCCGCTAATAAAACCCCTGATCCTGCGTTGCGCCTCCTTGTCGTACGGGTGGGTGCTGCCTGTGTCGGCGCGCCTTGGCTCAGGTTCTCTGCGAAGTTTTGTTAGCGGCTCTTAGGCTGTAAGCCAACCGACAAGGACCCGTCCATGAGCCCGAACCTCCCCGATCTGCCCGACTTGCCCATGGTCGATCCGGCCGCCGCCGCCAGCGCCATGGCCGACGCCTATCTGAAACTGGGCGGCCGGCAGCAGTACCCGAAACAGATGGAGCAGCTGCTGACGGAAATGCTGGCCAATCGCCAGCCCGGACTCGCCGCCGCCGACCTGCCCAAATTCATCGACGACGACCCCAAAACCGTCGCAGCCCAGATGGCCGCCACCTATCAGGACATGGCCGGCAAGCGGCTGTATCCGGGTCAGGTGGAGCAGCTGTTGATCGATTTGTTCGCCTACCGCGAAAGCCTGGCGCGCGCCGCCTTCAACGACGCCGGGCGGCAAAATCTGGTGGCCTTCGCCCGCGCGCCGATGCTGGATTACCTGGGCGAACTGGTGGGCGTGGCGCGTCAGCCGGCCCAGGCGGCGACGGCGCGGGTGACGCTGACTTTTCCGGCCTATGTCGACGGCGGGCCGAAGCAAGTGATTCTGCCCGCCGGCGCGCGCATCTCCGGCAATGCCGCGACACAGTTCCAGACCACCGCCCCGCTGGCGGTGAATTTGGCGGACAAGCCGCAGGATCTGGCCTGCGAGGTAGCGGCCACGGTGCCGGGCGAGGCGGGCAATCTGCCGCAGGCGGGCGATCTCAACCAGCTGCTGGATGATCCCGGAGTCAAGGTGGAGGTGGCCGGGGCGGAGAAGCCGTGGGGCGGCGCCGAGGCGGAAGACGACGAGCATCTGCGCCAGCGCATCCGGCTGGCGCCGGAAGCCTATTCCTGGGGCTCGGCCAACCGCTACCGGCTGGCGGCGATGACGGCGGCCGCCGACGCGGCGGATGTGAGGGTGATTTCGCCGCGTCCGGACGGCACGGTGCAAGTGGTGGTGCTGGGGAAGGACGGCGCGCCGTCGACGGAAACCCTGCGCCGCGTCCGGACGGCGCTGGCGGACGACAAGGCCAGGATGATCAACGACAGGATAGAGGTGGTTCCGGCCGAGGTGGTGGATTACGCGATCCGGCTGGAAGTGGACGTGCTGACCACCCGCATTCCTGATCTGGTGTGCCGGATGGCGAAGGAGCGCTGCCAGGGATACGCAGCCAATCTGGCCCGCCGGCTGGGCGGCGACATCGTGCCGTCGCAGATCAAGACCGCGCTGCACGACATCGACGGTTTGTACGACGTTCGCGTGCTGGAGCCGGCCGACAAGCGGGTGCTGTCGTCGTCTCAATGGCCGCGCTGCGCGGCGGTGGAGGTGACGCTGGGAAGGATGGTGAGCGATGGCTGAGCTGTTGGTTCCGCCGCTGGCGGGCGACGCGCGCGGCCGGGCTTTCGACGCGCTGTCGGCGCGCAGCGCCGGCTTCGACCTGGCGCCGGCGCTGATCTACCTGATCGACCAGGCGCCGGCCGAGCTCTTGCCCCTGCTGGCCGAGCAATTCAACGTGGTCGGCCCGCTGTGGGCCTACCTGCCCGATGACGCGGCCAAGCGGCGCGCGATCAAGGAGTCGGCGGCGTGGCACCGGGCCAAGGGCTCGCCGTGGTCGGTGGAGGCCGCGCTGTCGTGGGCGGGCTACGCGGCCAGAGTGGAGGACGCCACCGCGCCGGCCACCCGCTGGGCGGAATTCCAGCTGGAGCTGGACGCGCCGGTGGATGGCGACGCCTTGCTGACGGTGCTGGAGTTGGCCCGTTTCGCCGCGCCGGCTCGCTCGCACCTGGCGCGGCTGTACGGCGGCTACGACCGCCGCGTGCTGAACGCATCGAGCGGCGACCGCTGGTCGGATGCTTTCCTGTCGGACGATTCCGGCGTGTGGCGCGACGGCGTGCAGCTGAGTTTTGGCCGACGGCGGCCGCTGTCCGCGGTTTGCCCGGCGGCGGCCACCGGGTTGGGGCGCCGGCGCGTGCATGCGTCGCGCACGCTCTACCCGGACATGCTGCGCTATGGCACCGCCCACTTTGGCGACGCACCGGTGCTCAACCATCCGGTGATGCGCAGCCGCCTGATCGGCCTGGGCAACAAGGAGGGATTGCGCGATCCGGTGATCCTGGCTGGCAATCCGCCCTCGCCCAGCTGGACCGGCGGCTGGGACGACAGGACATGGGGACGCTGGCTGCCGATGACGTCGCACCGGCGCACCGCCCGCGCCGCCTTGGTGCTGTCCGGCGACACGCGGCTGGGCGAGCCGAACACCCGCTTCGGCGGCTGGGCTGAAACCTCGGCCGGGCGCTTCATCTGGTCCGACTCCGCATGCAAATTGTCCGATTTCGACCCCGGCCGAACGCGCCTGGTCATCGAGGCCGTCGAGGTGGCGGCGCACGGCCTGGCGGCGGTCCGGCCCGACGATGGCGACGCGATGGGCGCGCGCACTACCCGGCGTTCGTTGCACACCGGCCAGATCGACTGGCGCGGCGCGATCCGGATGGATAGCGGCCTGCGCTGGTCGGACCGGCCGCTGGCCGAGTCCACCGGTTGGCGGCTGGAGTACCGGCTGACTACCGGCGACACCGCCGGGCTCGGCCCGCGCGCCGACCATTATGGCTGGCGCGGCCGCTGGGATGACCGGCGCTGGCGCGGCGATCTCTCTCTCACCCACCAAACCTTAACCACCTGAGGAAAACAACCTTATGGCAACCCTGACCCATAGCGGTCGCGCCGCGTTGGCCGCCGCGCTGGCGTCCCAGACCTTGCATTTCGCCTGGGGCATCGGCCAGGCGGCCTGGGACGACAAGCCCGTTCCCGAACCGATAGACGCTACGGCGCTGGTGTCGGAAGTGGGCCGCCGCCTGATCACCGAGGTGCGCTTCGTCACCGAAGACCCGGCCGGCGAAATCGTCGTCCCCACCGGCCGCTACCGCGTTTCCAACGATCCGACACGCCATTTGCTGCTGCGCATCGCCTTCGAGTTCGGCGACGCCCCGGCCTCGGTGATCCGCGAAGTCGCCGTTTTCGCCGGCAGCAAGACCCAGCCCGATCTGCCGGCCGGCCAGCGCTACTTCACGCCAGACCAGATCGCCGCCCCCGGCATTTTGGTCGCGCTGGAACGCATCACCCCCATCCACCGTTCGCCAGCCACCCGCGAAACCTTCGAACACGTCATCTCCCTGTAAGGATTGCAGCCATGTCCAACATGCCAGACGGTTACTACAACCGTTTCGATCCGGCCAAGCATTTCGACGCCCACCTGTTCCGGGCGAGCTATGCGGTGCAAGCGGCCGAGTTCAATGAAGTCCAGTCCAGCCTGTCCGCCCGCATCCAGGGCGTTGCCGACGCGATGTTCCGCGACGGCAACGTGGTGCGCGACGCCCGCGTCGTGGTGCACGCCGACAGCGGCCAGGCCGTTTGCGAGGCCGGCGCCGTCTATCTGAAGGGCGCGGTGCGCGGCGTGGCGCCCAAGCAGCTGACGATTCCCGTGGTCGGCGTGGTCGCCATCGGCCTGTATCTGCAAGAGTCGGTGGTGACCGAGCTGGAAGACCCCAGCCTGCGCGACCCGGCGGTGGGCGCGCGCAACTACCAGGAAGCCGGCGCCGCGCGGCTGAAGGTGGAGGCGGTGTGGGGCTTCGCCGGCGACGGCCAGGCCGGCGAGTTCTTCCCGGTCTACCAGGTGGAAAACGGCGTGCTGCGCGCCAAGGAGCCGCCGCCGCAGCTGGACGGCGTCACTCAGGCGCTGGCGCGTTACGACCGCGACAGCTCGGGCGGCTCCTATGTGGTGTCCGGCCTGGCCGTGGCCGCCGCAGCCGATCTGCCCGGCGGCGAGCAGGTGTACACCGTCAGCGAGGGCCGCGCCCGCGTCAACGGCTACGGCGTGGAGCTGAGCACTTCGCGGCGCCTGGTCTATCCGGCCGCCGCCGATCTGCGGCCCATCGACAGCGAGCCGCATACCAGCGCCAGCGCCGGCGCCCAGCGCATCAATGTCGACCGCGCGCCCATCGCCGTGATCAGCCAGGTGCGCATCACCAAGGAAGTCACCGCCACGCTGACCCATGGCGGCTATACCGGCGCCCAGGACCCGCTGCCGGACACCTCCGTGATCTCGGTTCTGGAAGTGAAGCAGGGCGGCACCGTCTACGCCGCCGGCACCGATTACAAGCTCAGCGCCGGCAAGCTGGACTGGAGCCTGCCGGGCAACGAGCCGGCGCCGGGCAGCACCTACACGGTCCGCTACCAGTTCATCGCCGCGGCGCAGCCCACCCAATCCGACGCCACCGGCTTCACCGTGGAGGGCGCGGTGGCCGGCACCCTGGTGTTGGTCAGCTATAGCCAGAAACTGCCGCGCATCGACCGCCTGGCCATCGGCGCGGACAGCGAGCTGGTGTGGATCAAGGGCGTGGCCGCCGACTGGAATCCGCAGCCGCCGGCGGTGCCGGCGTCCTTGCTGCCGCTGGCCTCCATCATCCAGACTTGGACCCGCGACCGCGCGGTCAGCAACGACGGCGTGCGGGTGGTGCCGATGTCCGACCTGGCCGGGTTGCAAGGCCGGCTGGACCGGATGGCCGAGCTGATCGCCCAGCAGCGGTTGACTTCGGACGCCCAGCTGCGCGAAGCCGGCGCCAAGAAGGGCCTGTTCGTCGATCCCTTCCTGTCCGACGGCATGCGCGACGCCGGCATCGTCCAGGCCGCAGCCATCGTCGGCGGCGAGCTGACCCTGCCCATCGCCGCCAGCGCCGCTTCGGTGCCCAACGATGTGTCCGACCGGACCAGCCTGGCTTTCAGCCTGGCTCCGGCGCTGGAACAGCCGATGCGCACCGGCAGCATGAAGATCAACCCCTATCTCGCCTTCGACCCGCTGCCGGCCGCGGTGACGCTGACCCCGGCGCTGGACCGCTGGACCGAGCTGCAGACCAGTTGGGCCAGCCCGCTGACCGAGCGCCTGACGATAGGCAGCGGCAACCGCTCCAGCGTCAGCCAGACCACCACCGACGCGCTGCTGTCCACCAGCCGCAAGCCGATCGAAACCCTGCGCTCCATCGAGGTGCGCTTTAGCGTGTCCGGTTTCGATCCCAATGAAGCCCTGTCCAGCCTCAAGTTCGACGGCATCAGCGTCGCGCCCGCCGCCCAGTAAGGAGAAACCATGCCTCTCAACGCCAACAGCGCCGGCCTGCTCGCCGGCAAGTTCACCATCCCGCCCGGCGTGCCGGCCGGCGTCAAGCGCGTCGAGTTCGTCGGCGCCGGCGGCAGCCGCGGCGAGGCGGTCTTCGTCGGCCAGGGCGAGCTGCAGACCGAGCTGCGCCGGCAGATCACCCGCATCACCGAAACTCGCTGGCAGGTAGACCCGCTGGCGCAGACCTTCACGCTGAACGCCGACACCCAGCTGGGCGGCATCGAGCTGTGGTTCACCGCCAAGGGCGCCAGCCCGGTGGCGGTGCAGATCCGCGAAACCACCACCGGCGTGCCGTCCCGCTCGGTGCTGGCCGAAGCGCATCTGCAGCCGGCCGACATCGTCCTGTCCGGCCCCACCCGCATCCAGTTCGCCGCGCCGGTGAACCTGCAGGGCAGCGTCGAATACGCGCTGGTGGTGCTGTGCGACGACGCCGACGCCGCTTTGGCCATCGCCGAGCTGGGCAAGTGGGACAACAGCGCCAGCCGCTGGGTGACCAGCCAGCCCTACCAGGTGGGCGTGCTGCTGTCGTCCAGCAACGCCAGCAGCTGGACCGCGCACCAGGACCGCGACATGGCCTTCCGCCTGCTGGCCGCCAGCTACGCGGTGACCGCCAGAACGGTAGATCTGGGCAAGATCGACGTGAAGAACGCCACCGACCTGATGCTGCTGTCGCTGTCCGACAGCCCGTCCGCCGCCGCCCGCGTCGAATACAGCCTGGGCCTGCCCGACGGCAGCGCGGTCCAGGTGGCCGATGGCCAGCCGGTGCGGCTGCCTGCCCCGCTGAGCGGGCAGGTGGGCGTTTCGGCCCGCCTGCTCGGCACCGAGAGCGCGTCGCCGGTGCTGTTCCCCGGCACCCAGCTGGTCAGCGGCCAGATCGCGCAGAGCGCCGACTACGTCAGCCGCGCCATTCCGGCCGGCGTCAACGCCAGGGTGCGGGTGGTGTTCGACGCGCTGATCCCGGCCGGCGCTAGCGTGACGGCTGCCGCCTCCGGCATCGACGACGGCGATGTTTTCCAGGCCGTGGCCTACCAGGGCAGCAAGCCGCTGGGCGATGGCTGGATGGAAATGACGCACGAGCTGGCTTCCATCAGCGAGGCGATGGTCCGGGTCAAGCTGACCTTGTCCGGCAACAGCGCCGCCCGGCCGCGCGTGCGCAATCTGCGCGTGATCGTGCTGTAAGGAGGGGGCGATGGACAATCAGACCCCCCATCTGAACCTGCCGCTGCCGAATCCCGGCAACAGCCTGGCTGAGGACGTGCTGCGGATACGCGACGCCTTCACGGCGCTGGACCAGAAAATGGCCAGCCTGGACGCGCTGTTGTCCAGCGACGACCTGAACCTGGACACCGTCCAGGAGCTGGTGGCCGCCTTCAAGCGCGCCCGCAGCGACATCGATGCCGCCGCCGCCCAGTTCGTCGATCGCAAAAACGCGGTCGACGCCCAGCTGTTAACTCTGACTGCGCTGGCCGGCGCGGGCCTGTAAACCCGGAGGAACCATGTCAAAAGATTTGCAGGAGTACCGTGCGCAATACCTGGCGCGGATCAAAAGCCAGTTGCTGGGCGCCGACCTCGGCAATGCCGGCGCCACCGATCTGGTGATGCAGTCGGCGCTGCTCAGGGCGCACAGCCTGGTCAGCAGCCTGGATCTGCAGGATATCGACTATCTGCGCGACATGAACGGCGCCGCGCTGGAAAACTATCTGCAGCAAGCGTCCAACCGCGCGCGCTTCGAGCAGCAGCTGGCCTCCGCCGGCGTGATGCCGTCCATAGTGTCCAGCGCCGCCATCATGGCCGCCGTCGCCGACAGCCCGACGGCGATGGCCTCGGTCGCCGGCAGCGCGCCGGCGATGACGGCCATCGTCGGCAATGCGCCTATCACCAACCTGTTGGTCGGCAACGCCACCGCGATGAAGGCGGTGGCCGCCAGCGCTGTGGCCATGGTCTCCGTGATCACGTCGCCGGCGGCGATGGCAGTCATGGCGGTGTCGTCGACCGCGATGGCGGCGATGGCGGTGTCGCCGACCGGGATGGCCGCCTTGCTGACGAACGCGTCGGCATGGACGAGCGTGGTGTCGTCGCCGACCGCGATGGCGGCCGTGATGGCGTCGTCGATCGCGCTGTCCGCCTTGCTGGCGAACCTGTCGGCGTGGGCGATCGTGGTGTCGTCGGCGACCGCGATGATGGCGGTGGTCGCATCGTCGACGGCGATGAGCGCTGTTACCGCCTCTCCGACCGCGATGGCGGCAGTGTTGGCATCCTCGGTTGCGATGGCGGCCATCGCGGCATCATCGGCAGCGATGACGGCGGTGGCGGCATCGCCAGCCTCGTTGTCCGCTTTGTTGGCTAGCCCATCGGCGTGGGCGATCGTCGCGGCATCTTCGACGGCGATGGCGGTAGTGGCGGCATCGACGGCGGCGATGGCCACGGTGGCCGCATCATCGAGCGCGATGACTGTGCTGGCGGCATCGTCGACGGGGATGGCGGTGGTGGCGGCGTCGTCATCCGCGATGGCCGTGGTGGCCGCATCATCGATCGCGACGACGGCGGTGGTGGCGTCGCCGACTGGCATGGGGGGGGTGCTGGCGTCGTTGAATGCGATAACCGCGATGGCAGCGTCTGCCGCCGCGATGAATCTTCTGTTGGCCAATACGTCTGCGTTGACGACCCTCGTCGCGTCATCCGCCGCGATGGCGGTGGTGGTGGCTTCTCCGGCGGCAATGAACGCCGTGTTCGCCTCCGCCGCGGCGCGACAGGCCGTGTGGGGGAGCGATATTGCGGTGCAGGCCCTCGCTAATGACGCGTCGGCCCTCGCCTGGCTGGTCAATAACAAGGCGACGACGCCGGCGGCGAGGACGGACACGGGCCCGTTCACCTACTACAGCGGCCGGGCGTTGATCCTGCGCCATCAGCAGCTTTCCACGCCCAGCACCAACCCCGGCTGGTTCCACAACTTCGCTACCCGGCGGGCAGGTTCGACTGTCGGTCAGATACAGACGACGCAGCCCGCGTCCAGCGAGGGTTGGAAAACCAATGTGGTGGCGGTCAATCCGCTCCAGTTCAATAACAACACCGGTCACTCGTCGCAGTTGCAATACGTGGTGATGGATTGAGGATAAACATGAAAATCATTGTCGATTTACAGACCAAAACGGTGGCGGGCGTCACGGTGGATGGCTACTTCGAGGCGGGAAAGAACCAGGCGCTGATTGTGCCGCCGGAAGGTTTCGATCCGGAGGCGATGGGCGATTACACCTTTGACGGCGCTTCGCTTGTCCGGGATGCCCAGGCGGCGTTGTCCCGCGCCAAGACCGCCCGCAAGGCCCGCATCAAGCTGGAAGCCGCCCATCTGATCGAGGCCGATGATTGGAAGCTGCAACGCGCCCGCGAACGCGAGGCGGCCGGCTGGGGCACCCTGGCCGAGGTGGACGCGGAGCTGGCCGCGCGCGAGTCGATACGCCGCTCGTCCAACGCCGCCGAGCAGGCTGTCGATAGCTTGACCGATGCGGCCAGCGTGCAGGCTTTCGTCTGGTCGGTAGACGTCGCCGTCGTCGCTCCGCGCCGGATGACGCACAAGCAGTTCATGGCGCGCTTCACCGACGCGGAGATCCAGGCGATGCTCAAGGCCTTCGGCGACAATCCGGCGCTGCGGCCCTGGTGGGAGCGCTTCAGCCTGGCGCGCGACATCAGCCTGGATGACGCGGTCACCCAGAACGGCGTCCAGGCGCTGGAGGCCGCCGGCCTGATCGGCAAGGGCCGGGCCGCCGAAGTGCTGGCCAACGCCCCGGCCGCGGTCTGATTCGACTGTCCAACTCATCTGTTCCTTCGCCTTGCCCGGCGCGCCTCTTTCAACGGGGCGCGCCATTTCCCCAGCCCGTCCGCATCCGGATGGGGGACTCAATCCACTCTCTTCCACGCGCCGCAGTCGCCCTCCGCTGAAAACGGGCGGGTTTCCACTCCGTTCCTAATCCGGTTTAAAAGCCCCGCCGGCGGCGCTTTGGCACCATAAGGCCATGACACAGCTAACCGACATCTCATCCCTGCACTGGCAGCCGGCGCTGCAGCCGCGCGATGCCAGACCCGGCACCGGCGTCGCCGACATCGTCGAGAACCTGGACGACATCCACCAGGCCTTGCGGATCATCCTGGGCACGCCCAAGGGCAGCGATCCGTTGCGGCCGGAGTTCGGCAGCGACCTGTTCCGCTATCTGGACTACCCGGTGGACCGTGCCCGCCCGCATGTGGTGCGGGAGGCGGTGGCGGCGATCAGCCATCCCTTGTATGGCGAGCCGCGCGTTCAGCTGCTGAAGGTGCTGTTCAGCATCGAGGCCGACGGCGGCGCGCACTTGTGCGCGCAATGGAAGCTGGCCGACGGCGTGATCCGCGAAACCGAACTCAGGCTGTGAATCTAGGACAAGAGCCATGAATCAGACGACGACCGACCTTCCGAAGTTTATCGACGACGATCCGCAGCAAATCACCAACGAGCTGATCACCGCCTACCAGAACATGGCCGGCAAGACGCTGTATCCAGGCCAGGTGGAGCGGCTGCTGATCGATCTGATCGCCTACCGCGAAAGCGTGGCCCGCGCCGCCTTCAACGACGCCGGGCGGCAAAACCTGGTGGCCTTCGCCCGCGCGCCGATGCTGGACTACCTGGGCGAACTGGTGGGCGTCACCCGCCTGCCGGCGCAGCTGGCGCGCAGCAAGGTGACTTTCACCTTCGCGGCCGGCGCGCCGCAGACGGTGATCATCAAGCCGCAGACGCTGGTGGCCGGCCGCGGCGACATCCAGTTCCAGACCACGGAACAGGCTGCGGTGAACATTCTGAAGGACCAGAACGTGACGGTACCTCTGTCGATAGTGGCTGTGGAGCCGGGCATGGACGGCAACGGCCAGGAGCCGGGCGCCATCAACCAGCTGGTGGACGATCTGGGCGTGAACGTGACCGTCAGGAACACGGAAGTCAGCGCCGGCGGCGCCGACGCCGAGGACGACGAGCGGCTGCGCCAGCGCATCCGCCTGGCGCCGGAATCGTTCAGCGTGGCCGGCAGCGCCGCCGCCTATCGCCACCACGCGCTGCGCGCCGACCAGAGCATCGTCGATGTGGCGGTGGTCAGCGCCAACAATCTGGAAGAGGGCGGCAAGCCGGAGGATGTGCCGCAGCCGGGCGAGGTCTGGCTGTATCCGCTGGTGAGCGGCGGGCTGCCCAGCGACGACCTGCGGGCCAAGGTGGCCAACACCTGCAGCGCCGACCGCGTGCGGCCGCTGACCGACAAGGTGTCGGTGAAGCCGCCGGTGGAGTTCGCCTACCAAGTGGCGGCCAGCCTGCAGCTCTACGCCGGCTCCGACGCCAAGCAGGTGCTGCAGCGCGCGCAGGATGCGCTGCAAGCCTACCTGCAAACCCAACAGGCCAAGCTGGGCAACGACATCGTGCCATCGCAGCTGGTGGCGGCGCTGTCGGTGCCGGGCGTGTACCAGGTGAATCTGCAGCAGCCGGCCGCCGTCCAGAAAGTGCCGTCCTACGGTTGGGCGCACTGCGCCAACGGCATCGCGGGCTTGACTGTGGACAGCCTCAACAATGGCTAAGGACGCGACGCCTGGCCTGTTGGCGCGGGACGCCCGCTTCGGCCCGCTGGCCGAGTTGACCCGCCGCCTGGGCTTGCCGCGTGGGGACGAGGCCAATCCGCAGACGCAAGGCCGCTTCGATACCCTGGATCTGCTGGTCAACCTGGTGGACTGCGCGCAGCCCAAGCTGCTGCCGCTGCTGGCCGAGCAGTTCCACGTGTCCGGCGACGAAGGCTGGCTGCTGGCCGCCGGCGAGGCGCAGCAGCGCGAGCTGATCAAGCGCGCGATCGAGCTGCACCGCTACAAGGGCACGCGCTGGGCGGTGAGCGAGGTGTTCAGGGTGCTGGGCATCGAGATTGAGCTGAAGGAGTGGTGGGAGCAGAAGGGCTCCGGTCAGCCTTACACCTTCGATCTGACCGCCTGGGCCAACGACAATCTGATGTCGGATCGGGCGGTGCTCAATCCGGATCTGTATGCCCGCTTGCGGCGAATGATCGAGCACGTCAAACCCGCGCGTAGCAGTTACGGCTTCAAGATCGGCGCGGTATTCAACCAGCCCTTGCGTTGGGCCGGCGCCATGCAGGGATGGGCGCTGAACCGCAGCGGCGCCGAGTGTCGGCCGAATCCGGCCAAACCTTTATCGCAGCCGCTGCGTTTCGCTGGCGCTTTGACGTCGCTGGCGGTGGCGCGTTTTCCAATGGAGATGAACCGCGATGAGCAGTAACCCATTGATTCCCCAAATCCTGGATAGCGGCCTGGCCGCGATCCAGCTGGCCAGCCATGACGGCGTCCAGCTCAGGATCACCCATGTCGCGCTCGGCGATGCCGGCTATCAGCCGGATGCGGGCCAAACCGGATTGCGCAATGAGATCGTCCGTTACCCGATCGCCGATGGCCAGAGCCAGGGCCCGCGCCAGCTGCACTTGACCGCGCTGGCCAGCGACCAGACCGAGTTCTGGGTGCGCGAAGTGGCTTTCATCCTAGAAGGCGGCCAGCCGCTGGCCATCTGGTCCGATCCCAAACAGGCGCTGGCTTATAAACAGGCCGGGTTGGAGTTGTTGTTGGCTTTCGATTTGGCGCTGTCCGGCGTGCCGGCCGGCAGCGTGACCGTGCAGTCCACCGGTGCCGGACTCAACCTGGCCTTAGGCGAAGAGCTGGCTAGTCTGGGCGCGGCGCAAATCGACGAAATGACGCGTGGTCTCAAACGCGACGATGGTTTGCGAATCCTGCAGCAGCGGCAGGATCGGGCAGAACAGAGTTTGACTGATCACGATGGCCGTCTGAGAGGATATGACGACGCTTTATTGAATCTTGATCGGCGTGGGCAACAGTACCGCGATGATCTGGCCGAACTGGCCACTGCCCAGGCTGCGGCGTTGATCCAGCTGCAATGCCTGACCCTGCAACGCAGTATTTTGAATCCCAAGTAAAGGAAAGAGCATGAGTCTGGAGCAACAGGTAGCCGCCCTGGTGACGGCATCCAACAATCTGACGACTACCGTCGCCGGCAAGCAAGCCGATATCGATGCCAAAGTGGCGGCTAAAACGGCGGAGCTGGAGGCGTGGCGCCAGGGGGCGCGCAGCACGATGACACTACCGTTCCGCTACGGCGTGGAAGTGGGGGGCGATGCCAATACCTACTACCCAGTTCCGATCTGGGCGACTCCGCATGAAAAGTGTGGCCGGTTGGTAATTTCTCGTCATTACGGTGCGGCGCACCCAAGTTCGTTGGGTCCGGACCATGTTGCCGGCTTACTGCTGGAGTTGTCAGTTCGGGCTGAGGGATGGGCTGACTTCTGGATGACGCGGGCTGACTACTACGGTTTCGCTTACCACCAGGCAGTCGCTAAAGTGCGTACGGATCTCCTCGGTCGAGTAATTTGGCTGCGTGGTGGTGGCATGTATTACGACTTCCTGGCGGATTTCGACTTGGGCCAGGGACAGCTTAATTACGGAACGGAAGGCTTGAAGCCCTTGATGCAGGCGGATTCGATTATTTATTCAGATTGCCCGTCCGCTCCATATAAAGGCGGCGGGGCCAAGGTCTCTCCTCTGACTACAGTTGATCCGATTTGGACTACTGCCATTACCACCCCTACCCCGATTGCTAATATCTAAGGATTTGTCATGCTGCTGCGTTCCGTGCAAACCCCGCGAGGGGAGATTTTGAATGTATCCGAACAGGAGGCGCGAGATGTCTTTGGCGCCAACGAACAGGCGATTGCTGATGCGCGCAAAGCGACTGTCCTGCAAACTTTGCGTATTGAGCGCGATGAACGTTTGCGCGCTTGCGATTGGACCCAGGTGCAGGATGTTGTACTGACTGCCGACCAGAAGGCCACATGGGCCAAATATCGCCAAGCGTTGCGCGACCTGCCCGAAACGGTGACGGATTTGAGCCAGATTGTCTGGCCGCAACTGCCGGTTTGAGCCGCTGGCCGCGTCCTGACAGGTATGGTTTGATGGTCAGCGAGGCGTGGCGGAGCTAGTGTTTCACTTCGACAGTTATAGATTTGATTTTGCCGTCGGGCGTCGCCCGATGCCCGGCGGCGTTTTTCCTCGGTTTTGTCAAAACTAGGACACTCTTGTCCTTGTCACCGTCCCTTCTGATTTCTCTGATATTTCTTCAGTTGTTTCTGACCCCTCCCTCGGTTTGATCTCTAGCGTCCTATCCATTTTCTTCCATTCAGCCGTTTGCCTTCGCTGAATCCGGCCATGCCGGTGTCTCGCTTTTCTCCCCCTCTGGCGTCAAGGAGCCTGTCCATGCCCCTCCTCCAAAACTCTGAGCATGATGCTCGTATCCCGCCTATTCCTGTTGATCGCCATTCTGAAAGCGTAGGGCAGGCGGCTCACACTAGTTTTCAACCTGTGAGGCCGCAACCCGCCTTGAGCTGCCGCGTCCGCCCTCTGGCCGTGCTGCGCGTGGCGATGCACGCCCGCTGACTTCTCTCCGGCGGCCGTTCCGCCGCCATTTCTCCCTTCCCATTTGCGGACCGCGCAGGCGCTCCGTCCCATCCCCTATCCCTGTTCAAGCACCAAGGAGGTCCCCATGCATCTGCAACCCGGCCTTCGCCCGCGCCGTCAAGCGGCGACGGGCGGATATTCCCAGCCAGGAGGCGTGAGCGATGACTGACGCCGTTCCCTCCATCCTGGCGCGCGACCAGCGCTTCGGGCCGCTGTCCCGGCTCACCGAGCGGGTGTCGGGCCTTGATCTGTCGGTGTTCCTGGTCAACCTGATCGACACCGTGCAGCCGGACGTGCTGCCGCTGCTAGCCGAGCAATTCCATATCCACGGCGAGGAAGGCTGGACGCTGGCCGAGTCCGACGACGCCCGCCGAGCGTTGTTGCACAGCGCCAATGAGTTGCACCGCTACAAGGGCACGCCATGGGCGATACGCGAGGTGATCCGCCGCCTGGGCCTGGGCGAAGTGACGTTGATCGAGGGGCTGGCCGGCCAATACCGCAACGGCCTCATCCGCCGCAACGGCTACTACGTTCACGGCGACCCGACCAGCTGGAACCAATACCGGGTGTTGCTGAACCAGCCCATCACCAACGACCAGGCCGCCCAGCTGCGCCGCATGCTGGCGCTGTACGCGCCGGCGCGTTGCCAGCTGGCCAGCCTGGAATACCAAGCAGTGGCCAATCGCCACAACGGCCTCATCCGCCGCAACAAGCAATTCAACCGAGGAACCGCCTGATGGCCAATCTGCAAGAAAAAATCACCTGGGAACCGGGCATTTATCAACTGGAAACCTCAGATCCGGTGCTGGCCGGCCCTGACGGCGTGGACAACCTGCAAGGCAAGCAGCTGGCCAACCGCACCGCCTATCTGAAAAAACAGATCGATGATCTGGTTTCCGGCGCGCTGGTGGCGGAATACGCCGACCGGCTGAAAACGCCGCGCAACATCGCGATGACTGGCGATGGCAATTGGAACGTGACCTTCGACGGCGGTGGCAACGCCAGCGCGGCGATGACGCTGCGCGACAGCGGCGTGGCGCCGGGCGAATACGGCATCGTGACCGTGGACGGGAAGGGCCGCGTCACCAAGGCGCGGCAAATGAGCGGCGATGACGTGCCGGCGCACGACTGGAGCAAGATATCCACCGGCAAGCCGACCACACTGGCGGGGTATGGCATTAACGACGGCGCCAGCAAAACCGATCTCCAGAATGCAGTGAATGGCCTGGTGTCCGGCGCGCCGGCGAATCTGAACACGCTGCAGGAGCTGGCGGCGGCGGTGAACAACGACCCCAAGTACTCGGCGACGGTGGACGGCAAGCTGGCGGGCAAGGCCGACAAGGCGACCACGCTGGCCGGCTACGGCATTGCCGACGCCGCCAGCGCTAACGATCTGGCCAAGGTGGCGGCCAGAGTTAACAGCCGTCGGATGATACGCGTGCGTGCCAGCGGCTATTCAGCGAAAAATGGCGTCTCCGGGGTCGAGATCGACGGAGTTGGCGTAGGACCTGTGGCCCGCAGTTACAACATGGTGCAGTTGGATGCCGTCGGAGCCGTCAGCCGTTCCGCCACGTTTGATGTATGCGGCGGCAATGGCCAGGACAAGGCGGCCGCGGATTGGCTCAACGCTGTGCCGGATGGCGCGACGGTCATTGTTTACACTTGGGACGAGCCACAGGGCAATCGTTTGACTGGCGGCCTGCCGCAGGCGCTGTATCGCTGCGGCGCCAGCAGCGCGGTGTTTGCCAGCGACAAATTCCAGTATCGCAGCGCCTATTTGCTGATTGGCCGGGCGGGATGCGGAGAAGGCCAGGGCCTGGAACGATATCGGGGGGACAAGGCGGACAGTGCCGATGCGCAGTTGGACGTGGCGTTCGAGTTGGTGAATGGCTTGCCTTTGTTGAGCGGCGGGCAGGTCAGCGGGGCTGCGGCTCCATCAGGGCAGGTTGCTTATTTCACGATGCCCAATGCGCCCGATGGTTGGCTGAAGGCCAATGGCGCCCAAGTTTCCCAGTCCACTTACGGCAATCTGTACGCGGCGATTGGCCAGACCTTCGCTCCGATCGATCCCTCGACGCAGGCGATGTTGCGGCTTGACGCCGCGGACACCCTGTTGGACCGCGTCTGGAACAAGCAACTGATTGTATATGGCGGCACGGACATGTCCACCGAGCAGGCCAAGTTCGGCGGCGCCAGCCTGAAGACAGTGGCCGGCGGCGGTTATGCGACCTTCGGTCTGACTGATGCTTTCAATGCCGATGCCTTCACTATCGAGGGTTGGCATTATCCGACTTTCGCCGGCACAGGCGGATCCAATGGCTACAGCGCGGCCTGGGTCGTCAGCATGAATGCTTCCAGCGTGGCGGGCGAAATCACTGTAGCCATCGACCGGGCTAGCCGCGCGCCGATGGTTTGGCTGAGCAATGGCGGCAATTTCTTTGCGAACGCTGCGTTGGGTACGGCCGGCGTCTTCTCCTCGCCGCGCTGGTATCACATCGCCTTCAGCTATGACGGAGCCGCTTACCGCCTGTTTGTCGACGGCGCGCAAGTTTGGAGCCTGGCCAGCGCGACCCGAGTGACGATTCCGGACAATACGCTGGTGTTCGGCGTGGATGGCAGCTCGCCGGGGATTGCCGGCACGGCCACCGCTTACTATCAGGACTGGAAAGTCAGCAAAGTGTGCCGTTATGCCGGCAATTTCGCGGTGCCGACCATGCCGGCCAGTTATCAGCTAGCCTCGTCTCCCGGCAATTTTTTCCTGCCTAATCTGTGCGGCGAGTTCATCCGCGGCTGGAGTGACAGCCGCAAGGATATCGAGAAGCGCGCATTTGGCTCGTGGCAAAAGGGGACGTTGACGTTTTCTGATCCGAACCTGGATTCTGTTGCGATTAGTACGCCCATTCACACAACCAATATCAATCAGGATGCGTATCAGGATTTGGGCGCCGATCCGGCCAACAAGGCTTGGTATCAGATGGGCCGCGCATTTGCGTCTACCGAAGGAAAATTTTTGGGAGACCTGGACTCGAATGGCTTCTATTCCGGCTACGGCTCCACCCGCCCCCGCAACGTCGCGCTGCTCGCCTGCGTCAAATACTGAGGAGATTCGCCATGCAACAACAGAAAATCGTTTACAGCTATCACCCGCAAACCGGCGAGTACTTGGGCCTGGCAATGGCTGACCGATCGCCGCTGGATGCGGAGGAGGTCTGGTTGATCCCGGGTTTCACGACTGAGCAACAACCGCCGCAGGCTGGAGAGCGTCAGGTTGCCGTGTTCCGCGATGGCGCGTGGGCCTTGCAGGTTGATTGGCGCGCGACGCCTCTGTGGAGCAAACAGACGGCTCAACTGGTCATGCCGAAAATCGGCGACACGCCGGACAGCCTGAACGCCACGATGCAGCAGCCTCCTGCTTTCGCCGTGTGGAAGGACGATGCATGGGCGGTGGATGACGCCGCGCAACGGGCGGCCCAGACGGCAGCGGCGCAATTGCGGCAACAGCAGCATTTGTCAGCGGCTTTGCAGCAGCGCAAGCCTTTGGAGGATGCGGTGGAGTTGGGTATCGCCAGCGCTGCTGAACAGGCCAAGCTGGCGGAGTGGAAACGCTACTGCGTCGATTTATCCCGCCTGCCGCAACAAGCAGGTTGGCCGTCGCTGGCGGACAGCGCATGGCCCGCGCAGCCGGCCTGAGCATCTCCCCGGATAGACGGAAGTCGTAAATTCCTTTCCTAAACCCCGTTCCAATCCGCCCGTCGCGCGCTTGGGCACCATGTCGTCCTGACCGGAAAGCCGGCCTCTGTCTTGAGGCCGGTTTTTGCCGCGCATCTGGCGCGGCTCAGGCGTTTGGACGGGAAGGCATGCGTTCATCGCCATGGTCTTGATTTCGCTTCTGCCGCCTGCGGGTCGGCAGTCCATCACTATTCATGACCGTGAGGAATGACATGGCCAATCTGCAGGAAAAGCTGTTTTGGGAACCCGGCATTTACCAATTGGAAACCTCCGACCCTGTGTTGGCCGGGCCGGACGGCATCGACAATCTGCAAGGCAAGCAGCTTGCCAACCGCACCGTCTATCTGAAGGACCAGGTCGAGCAACTAGCGAGCGGCAAGCAACCTGCCGGCAACGCGGCCAAGCTGAGCGCCGCGCGCAAGATCGAAATCACTGGCGACGGTAGTTGGAATGTTTCCTTTGACGGCAGCAAGGATGCCAGCGGCCAGCTGACGCTGCGCGACAGCGGCGTGGCACCGGGCGACTACGGCATGGTGACCGTGGACGCGAAGGGCCGCGTTACCAAGGCGCGGCAAATGAGCGGCGACGACGTGCCGGCGCATGACTGGAGCAAGGTGGCTAGCGGCAAGCCGAATACGCTGGCGGGCTATGGCATTAGCGACGGCGCCAGCAAGACGGATCTTCAAAACGCGGTGAATGGCCTGGCGTCGGGTGCGCCGGCGAATCTGAACACGCTGCAGGAGTTGGCGGCGTCGGTGAATAACGATCCCAAGTACTCGGCGACGGTGGATGGCAAGTTGGCGAGCAAGGCGGATAAGGCGACGACGTTGGCTGGTTATGGCATTACCGACGCTCAGCCTTCCAATCCGGATTTGGCTGCGCTGGCAAATCTGAAAGGCGCGGCCGGCTTCTACGTCAATACCGGCCCGGGAGCGGCGACGGTACGCAGCTTGGCTGCCGGCCAGGGCATTTCAGTGAGCAATGGTGATGGTAAAACCGGCAATCCTACGGTGGCACTGGCCAACAGCGGTGCGTCGGCCGGCACCTACGGCATGGTGACGGTAGACGCGATGGGGCGGGTGACGGCAGGGAGGCAAATGGGTGGCGAGGATGTTCCGGCACACGACTGGGGCAAGATTGCCAGCGGCAAGCCGAATACGTTGGCGGGGTATGGCATTAGTGATGCGGCTAGCAAGAATGATCTGCAAGCCGCGGTGAGTGGCCTGGTTTCTGGCGCGCCTGCCAACTTGAATACGCTACAAGAGCTGGCTGCCGCAGTGAACAACGATGCCAAATTTTCGGCGACGCTGGATGGCAAGTTAGCCGACAAGGCTGATAAAGCGACCACGCTGGCAGGCTATGGCATCACTGATGCTGTTACCGTGGCCATGCTGCCAAGGAAGAATCTGTTGCAGGATAGCGGGCGGTTTTGTGATCCTTCGGAGACATATGCTAATCCTTTGACAAAACCTTTTTTGATTCCGCCCTGGAATAAATACGCAACCGAAGTCATTAATTCCTACAAGTACAGTCACGATAATATAAGCTATGGGGGAGGGAACGGGGTAATAAATCCTATTATTCAAGATTTGCTGAAAGCCATGAAGCGATCGAATGAGAATGCTAGGTATGGTAACGAGTTTTATGTGGCAGAGTTCAAGTATACATCCGCGACATATGGCCAAATTCAACAAGATGGCCGTGCGATGTCGATTTCTACCGCGATTGGCGCGAGTACCGACGGCATCATGACTTTCATGTTTTGGATCCGCTGCCAAAGCGGTTCTATCATGCTTGATGTCGCGACGCATATGAATGGTCAGCCTTTTGCCAACAGAAGAATTACGCCAGCGGATGGCTGGGTGCATTTGGCCGGGATCAGCAATTGGAATCGAGGTTATTCGATTTGCCACTTGCGCGCGGAAGATAACAGTAATTATCAAATTGCATTGCCGGCCGCTTTGTCAGGAGTGCACTTGGGGTATATGCATGTTTCGCCGATATCATTCTGA